GGCTGTGGGTCATCCTGCCCGTCACAGCCCCGTTGGTGTTCACGGAGCCGTGGATGCGGCCATCTTCCTTGACGTTCTTGAGCCACGCCTGAGAGCCTTCTGCGAGTTGTCCGAGGCGCTTCTGGAGCATGAGGTACTCACCGATGCGCTGGGCCTCAGGGTACTCAAGACTGAGGAGGATGGTCTCATCGACCTTGGGCTGGCCGTTAGCCGTGAAGTGCTCAGGCTTCCAGCCACGGACCTTCATGAGACGATCCGCGATGTGGTGCCGGGAACCTGGATTGAACACGTTCAGCTTGATCTCACTGAACGGCGCATCCTTGATCCTGTCGGCAGTGTCGAGGGACTTGTAGTTGATGGTCTTCTTCGGGGTCGTCTCCTTCACGTAGGAATACCAAGGCTCGAAGAGGTTCTGGAGGTCACCCCCGATCTCCGCACGTTTCTGCTGGAGTGTCTGAACGAGCCTCTCGGCCTTCTCCACGTCGAACAGGATGCCATTGCGTTCCTGCTCGGCGATGATCCAAGCGACCCTGTGTTCTAGCTCGATGGCCTTGTGACTGTACTTCTTCTCCTCCAGCTTCCTCAGGAGGGCCATGTTGGCGCGAACATCCTGTTTGCAGTAGGCCTGCATCTCAGGGTTCCACGAGGCCCACGGGTCGAGACCCTTCGCCTTCATCTCCTTCGAGTAATCGCCCTTCCATTCGCCGAGGCGGTAGCCCCAAGCTTCGAGGCCGTGAGAGCCACGGAGGTTACCCGGAAGCTTCCCCTTCTTCACCGTGGGATGATCGAGGTCCATGAGGTTGGGGTAGATCAGACGGCTCAGGACCAGAGTGTCGAGGACCTGAGATTTCCTGACGTGGAACCACGGGTAGACCTTCTGGATCGCGGGGATGTCGAACTTGATGATGTTGTGCCCGATGATCTGGTCGGCCCGCCACAGGAGTTCCAGCCCATAGTCGATGGAGTGGACGCCCCTGTGGCCGGTGCAGGACCATACATTTCCCGTGTCCACGTCTTGGATCACGAGGGAGTGTACCGTGTCGAGCTTGTCGAGGAGACCGTTGGTCTCAATGTCGAATACGTAGCGAGCCATGCGTATCTCCTTCGATATGGTAGGGGTCAGGCCAGAGTGTACCGCGTGTACTTCTGCTTGGTGATCGGGTGGTGCTTCACCGTCGAGACGATGTTGAAACCAGACTGACGAAGTTCCTGGACACGCTTGGTCAGGCTCTGGATCGAGTACTCCACCAGTGCCTCACGCACGGTGATCGAGCCAGCCTTCTGGAGGTGCTTGATGATCTTCTGGTTCTGGGTCATGCCAGTTCTCCTCTTCCATCCTTGGTTTTCAAGTTCATCAATGATCAACTCGTTAATACGGTACTCCTGCAACGCCCACAGTTCACCACGAGATGCCGCTAGGTAGGTCCTCTCGATCACGTCGAGGGCGCAGTCAGTAGTCGTCGCCTTCATGCTTGGTGAAGTCGTCTGTGCTGAACCCCTCAGAGAGGCGTCCCGTTTGCTCGCTATAGTGCAGCAGACAGGCCTCCCCGGTGCTACCTGAGAAGCGGTTCTTGAGGACCCTAACTGTCGTTTCATTACGGTGTTCCTCGTCCTGCTGGTTCCTCTCAAGGCCGATCACGAAGTCAGACAGTTGTGCGATGGCGTGGCTCCCGCGTAGCTGCGAGAGGCTCGTCAAGGCACCCTCTTCATGCCCCCGGTCACCCGAGGGTCGCCTGAGGTGACTGATGACGAACAGGCCGACACCGAGTTCCTCCACGAGGGAGCGAAGCTGGGTCATCAGCTTGTCGATCAGTTTTCTTTCATCCAGACCATCGTCGTGTACGGATGGGTCACTAACAGCGATGGAGATGTGGTCCAGAATGATGAAATCGCATTCACACCCACTTGCGAGGTATCGGATACGCTCCAGCAGGTTTGATGCAGATGTGGAACCAAAGTGATCGTATAGCCATAGCTTGCTACTGGTTGCATTGAAGGCCTCCTTGAGTTGCTCCTCGGTGAACTCTCCGCGATCCAAGTGGAGCGGGTAGTTCAAGTGGAGGCCCATCATGCCGAGGGTGGTCCGCTCGATGTTCTCTTCGAGCATGATCATCCCGACCTTCTGGTCCTTTTGGAGGAAGTCGTAGGCGATCTCACGGACAACCGCTGACTTGCCCACGCCGGACCCCGCAGTGAAGACAACGAGTTCCCCCTTACGGGCGCCGAGGGTCTTGTTGTTGAGGCCCTCCCACGGGTACTCGATGCAGTTGTTCTCCTTTGGCCTCTTCACGCGGTCCCAAAGGTCAGCCGCAGCTACGATCCCGTCAGGACGGTAAGGCTTGGCGTCCCACATTGCTTGGACTAGATCGCCCCCTCGGCCATTCTGGAGGAGATCGGAAGGGTCTTTCTCAGGGAGATGGGCGATCCTCGCTTGACCAGGTTTTAGCATCTTGGCCACCTCGAGGGCAGCGGACTGTCCAGCCTCGTCCATGTCGAACATCAACACTACATCTGAGAACTTGCTCACGAACTCGTACTCTCGACGTATGGCTTTTACTGCGCCCGCTGCCCCGTTGGGTACTGATACTGTCGGCCACTTGTTATCAGACGCCTGCGAATACGAGAGAGCATCAAGCTCACCCTCGGTGATCACTAGGCGTTTCCCTCCATCCTTCCAGAGGTGCTGACCGTAGAGGCCAGCGTTCTTGGTGTCCCCCAGGAACTTGAACTGCTTGTCCTTGGTTCTGATCTTCTGAGCAACGATCTTCCCGTCACGCCGATAGTTGGCGATCTGCACCGTGTCACCGTTGTAGGTCCCGAGGGTGTACCCGAACTTCTTACAGGTGTCCTCCCTCAGCCTACGCTTCCCGAGGGCGCTGGCCTGACCGGGGGCGATCAGCCCGGTAGCCTTGGTCTCCACCAGCGCGGGACGCTCGGTCCCCTCGGGGTGAGTATAGTGGAGGCAAGAGAAGCAGTACTTGTGACCATCGTCGTACACAGCGTTCGCATCGGAGGACCCGCAGTTGTCGCAGGGGCCGTGGAACAGGAGGTTACTTTCCTGCTGCTCTTCCATGTCAATCTCCTTGGGGTCGGTCGTGGGTTTCAGCGTCGGGGTACCGCTGCTGTAGAACAGCGACGAGATCGTCCAACGCCTCGATCTGTTGGGGGGTCCTTGTGTTGACCCTGTTGCCCTCTTCGTCAGCACCTCCGATGATCCCGATGGCTACCGAGACTTCATCGAGGTTCCTGCTATGAGAGCCGACAGTTTCGATACGGCGGCACAACTCGATGGTGCCGTCCGTGAGGATCAGGAAGTGATAACCGATCCCGAGGCGCCCCTGACGACAATGGATGGCGTCGATGGTGTACGAGTTGAACTCGGGCTTGGGCTCGGTGATCGTGTCCCTGACTGCGATGTACAGGGTGGTGCCCCTGTAGAGCGTGGGGAACAGGTCACATCGGAGGGTCATTCTTGCAGCCACTCCGCAGGGATGTTCCCACGGGCATACAGGAACCCGTGGCGCTCACACCACATCGCGTAGGTAGTCTTGCTCTTCTTGCTGATCCGCGCGTTGGGGTTGTTGAATACGAACCGGATGTCCAGTTCGGGGTACTGGTCCTTGATCAGGAGGTGCTTCTGGCGATCTGCCGTGACGAAGCGGCCCTTGGTTTCGATTATGAGAGGCTTCTTCCTCGGGGTCCCGTCGATGTTCTCGCGGACCACGAAATCAGGCGTGTACTTGGCCTTCCTCTCAGGCTTGATGTACTCGATCTTCTCCTCTTCGTATGTGAAGGGGACACCGTAACTCTCGAGTTCCGCAGCGTTGTGCTCTTCCAAGCCGCTGCGGAACCCGTACCGACGCCCGACCTCCTCAACCGAGAGGGTCTTGCGTCTCTTAGTAGTCACCGTCCTCGTCCTCCTCATCGCTTCCATCGAGGAAGTCAGAGTCCTTCGTGAAGTCATCGGCGATGCTGTCGCCAGCCTCGAAGCCATCACGCTTCTCGAACCCGAGGTCCTCAGGAGCGGCACCGCCGCCCTCCACGAGATCGATGACTTGCACACCGACAGGCTGAAGGGAGACGCCCTTCTTGCCACCAGCGTCCCAGAGATAGACCTCAGCGGACACGATGAGCGTTGAGCCGCCCCACGGGTTCACGTCGATGGGCTTGAGGTCAGCCGAGAAGAGCTTCGGGCGGCGATCCCAGAGGGCACCGTCGCGGCGAAGGCGGTTCTTGACGCGGCACTTGAAGACCACATTGCCGGTCTCCTCTCCGGTCTCGCGGTCGGGCTCCATGTACCACATGGTGTTCTCGGCCTTGTTCGGGGCCTTCCCGATATGGTCCTTGGCGATTACCGCCAGCCGCTTCATGATCGGCTCTGCTTCCGAAAGCGGAATGGAGAGGTCCGATTTGTACTGCCCGTTGTCGTCGAACTTGGTGTCCGGGGTCTTGAGCGCCGGGAAGACAGCCTTGCCGGGGCCGATGGTGATGCGTTCGGATTTCTTCGTCATGGTAATCCTTTCGATGTCGTAAGGGTTGATGAGTCGCTGATCAGTTGTTGATTGCCTATTCGGCAGCGACTTGCTGTTCGTCTGCGATGTCGGTTTCCCAATCGAACTTAAGTTCAGGGAGGAACCTGTCACGAACGGCCTTGATATGATACCACTGCTTGTCAGACACAGAGCGTCCGTAGGCGCTGCGTTTGAAAACCGTCATAAGCACATCAAGCGACAGGGCCGATGAACGCGTCGGACGGAAGGTGGTCTTTTCGTAGCCCATGGCTTCCAAAAGCTCTTGTATCGCGACCTGTAGCTGCGTGAGAACTGCAGGGGCATCAGGCTCGGTCTTCACTACCGCCATACCAGAACTCATCAGGGTACCGGCAACACGTTCCTTGGTGGGACCAACCA